ACGTCTGTGATGTCATCTTCTCAGCTTCATAACCATTATGTAGATACCATAGGTACAATTCCTGCTTACCAATGTTACTCATACGCAACGTACGCTTGTCGTCATGCTTCGTAAGTACTTGATTCTTAAGGATATTCTTCATAGCCTCTCCGAAATCATCAATCACTTTCTCAACATCAACACCTTCTGCTGCTTGGTTTGTCTTTAACACCTCATAGATGTCTTCTACTAAACTTTCAATCTTCTTCATACTAACTCCTAGTGGGTTTCAGCCCAGTTATTACCTATCTTAAATTCAGCATCAAGAGGACATTTCATATCAAATGCTACGCCTGCTTCTATGATGCTACCTACTGCTAAGCTTCCGAAGAACTCAGCTTGGTCTTCCCTTACTTCTGTTTGAATCTCATCGTGAATATTACCCACGAATTTGTAATCAATCTTGTACTGCTTTGCATAACCTTCCAGTAATACTAGAGCTTTCTTCATAACGATTGCCCCAGCTGACTGTAGTAGCATATTCAATGCAGCGTGTGTGCTTCTAATGTGTATCTTCCTGCCATCTAAGGCTTCGATTGTGCCTTTCTCAGACAGTTTTGTAACTCGCTTTCGTAAATCTCTAAGTGCTGGCGTATTATCGAGGAAGTTCTTCTTAAGTCGTTTACCATCTGTACTTGTTCCTCCGACAATGCTTCCAATCTTCTCGTCTCCAGCTCCGTACAGGAAAGCATAGATGAAAGTCTTTGCCTGATTTCTTGATTCAAGTCCTGCAGCCACTTGATTTGCTGTGTGTATATCTCCATCTGTTGCCTCCTTAGTGTATTGCTCATCGTCCATATAGTGTGCCAGCATCCGTAACTCCAGACCACTTGCATCACAACCTACTAACTTATACCCTGGTCTAACACCGAACAACTGTCTAGATTCCTTACCATAAGCGCTACCCGCTGAGGGTACCTGTGCTATGTTAGGGTTACTATGTGTCATTCTTCCAGTGATAGTACCAATTGGGTTAATATATCCGTGTATCTTATCTAAAACACCCGCTGCTTGTATCCAAGCGGACACTAAGCCCAGTCTTTTCTGTAGCATTAGGTACCTAGCTATCAACTTACCCTCAGGGAAGTCTACATTCTCCAGTATAGTCTCTGATACTTGGACTGAACCTTGCTCAGTGAACTCAGTTGGCTTCCATCCATAGTGTATTAGGTGTCGAGCTATCTGTTTCCTACTGCCTAAGTTAAAGATAGGATAGGTGTCATAACCCCAACCTTCATCAACATCGATGTAAGCCAGCTGGTCAAGGTGTCTTTGTAGTGCAGATGACACTTCCCCCTCGATTGTATAAGGGGCTTTAGGAAAACTAATTGGTTTGAATGTCTTCAATGGTACAAAGACTTCTCTCACCTCGTCTTCAGCCTTGAACATCTCCTGCTTTAGCTCTGCTTGTAGTGTAATGGCAGCCTTAGTGTCAAAGTCCCAGCCATTCTCACGCTGTTCATTGATAATCCTAGCTACTTCTTGTTCTAATTCTAGTGCTACTGGACTTAGCTTCTGTCTAACCAACATACCGTATAGTATATTGGTAACATTAACGTCCTGAATACAGTAGTCTTTCATGTCCTCAGTGTAGGTAGACCAGGCATCTTCTTGCTTACCGAAGTCACCTTTGGCTTCACCTAGTCTTTCACCCCAAGCATCTAAGCTATGACCACCCTTACGAGATGGCATATCCAGTCTAGACATCACCAGTGTGTCCTCTAACTTACCCCACCACTTGAAATTCAGTAGTCTTTCGATGACAGGGATGTCAAAGTTGATTACATTATGACCAATCAGTGTGTCTATCTGGTTATCCTTTAACCATTGAGGAAACTTCTGGACATCCTTAGGTTCAAAGACTACAGTCTCACCCCAAGTGCCTACTATCTTGACCGCAATACACCATATAACTGATGGCTTGAGACCATTCGTTTCTATGTCGAAGATTGCTTTACTCATCCAAATACCTCATCCATCATTGCGACTTCTTTAAGTCTAGAAGTCTCTGCGTTGTATTGTAGATACCCAGTCACGCCTGTCTCGCCTGTGTATCTGTTCTTTAGAATCCTTAGTGTTGTTGTGTTCCTGACTAAGGCGTCTTCACTTTGTTGGTTACGTTCTAGAGCAATCACCATATTAGATAGCTGTGCTATGCCTTGTGACCCACGTAAGTGAGACAATGAGATAGCTCCACCTTCCTCATGTGGTGTACCTTGCTGTCTTGATAGGTGAGACACAACGAACAAGCCGATGTTAGTCTCAACTACTACCTCACGTAGCTGTGTCATGAGAGCATCAATGTTTCTACGCTCATCACCCTTAGCATCTCCAGACATTACCAAGTTTAGATGGTCAAGTACAATCCATTTGATGTTCTGTGCCTTAGCCATCAACCTGATACGACTTACTATCTTCTCAATGGACAGTTCTTTGCCATCATATAGTGTCAATGCTTCGCCTTCTTCTCTGGTGAACAGGTCATCGAAGGCTTCTTCAGCTACTTCAGGCTTAGTTATGTTCCTGACCTCATCTAAATGGTAAGGTCTGTTCAAATGAATACCAACTAGACCATCAATGGTACGTTCATTTGTTTCTTCAAGGTGAATCACTCCCACTTTGTCTGGTGTTTGTGTTAGTAAATGATATTCTAACTCCCTGACTACAGATGATTTACCCATACCAGTACCTGATGTGATAGTTACTAACTCACCAAGCCTGAAACCTTTAGTCATTTGATTCAGACACACCCAAGGGTACTCAACTGATGCTTTCTCTGGACGTTCCATCCAAGTATCCTTCAGTTGTGTAGCACCTATGATGTCTTGAGGCATCCAGCTTTTGGCGTTCCAGAAACATTCAGTAATCTCTTTAACAAGCCCAGCTTGTAGCATATCACTGATGTCTTTGTAGCCCTCAGGGTAGGACATAATCTTAATCTTCTCAGGTGAGAACATCTCGATTGCTTTATCTATTGCTTTCTTTCCTGCGTCATCTTTATCAAACGCCAGGACTATGTAATCAAAGGAATCTAAGAAGTCATAGCTACCTTGTATTGAAGACTCAACACTAGAGCTACCATTCTTTAATGAACATACCGCCCACTTACCATTGAATACCTCAGCTAATGACAAGGCATCTATCTCACCTTCAGTGATAGTGATGTACTTACCACCTTTATCCCAGAGACACTCACCAAATAAGCCTGTCTCTTTGAAGCTGCCTTCAATATGAAAGCCTTTGGTTGGTACATCACGTACCTTGTAGGCTGTCACTCGACAAGCTTGGTCTGTGAATGGGTAGTAATGGGTGTTACCATCTTCAGCTACTCGTACTTTGTACTGCTTACAGATAGCTTCAGAGATTCTACGCTTAGGTATTGAACCCCAGATGCCCTTGACTGCTAACTCTGTACTTGTTGTTATCTTCCTCTTGAATGAGGTAGTAACCTGAGCTGTAGCGTTGCCTGTCCAATGCCCACACCCTACGGTGAAGCAATGTTCATGGTCATCATAGACTGCTAGGTTATTCTCACTGCCACATTTGGGACAGTTGGTATGCTTAATAAACTTACTCATATTAATCCTTTGGTTACTGGTTTATAATTAGTGGGTTACTTAGGGTAACCACTCCACTTACTACTTACTGCTCTTCATCTGCAAACAATGCAGCCTTAGGGTCGTTCGCCATACCTTCACCCATCTCCAGTACTAAGATGCTTTGAACATAAGGTACTTCACCTGCTGTTGGATGCTTCTTAGTAATGTAGTTGAGCTTGACTTTCGTACCACTTGGTAATTCTTCTTCCCACTTCTCAGTCTTACTGATGTACACAGGTACATCGTAACGACTGGTGAACTTACGGATAGGCTCACCTTCGTATTCCTTAATGACTACGCCTTCCTTGGTTAAACGTGATGCTGTTGCACCATCTAGTTTAATCTGTAATGAATACTTACCAGTCGACTGACCTTGGTATGTATCGTGTTCAGTTAAGAATGTCTTAAAGATTGTTTCGCCTTCTACTAACATGTGTTACTCCTTTATTGTTTTATTAAATGCCTTCAACATAATCAAATGCTTCAGACGATGTTTGACTATTGGCATAGCAATCGCTATACCCGTCATCAAATTCGGTAGTGTATTGGGTGTTGGCTGGGATTAAGTTATCCCGACAAGCTAACCA